GTGATGCCAAGGTTTGGGGCAATGCCAAGGTTTGGGGCAATGCCGAGGTTTGGGGCAATGCCAAGGTTTGCGGTGATGCCAAGGTTTGGGGCAATGCCAAGGTTTGGGGCAATGCCGAGGTTTGGGGTGATGCCGAGGTCTTTTCTGCAAGTCATGTGTTAGTGATCGGTGCTATTGGTAGCCGGGACGATTTCACAACATTCTTTAGAGATAAAGACAATGAAATTACTGTCAAGTGTGGTTGTTTCCTTGGTAAGATTGATAAATTTCTTGAAAAGGTCACACAGACACATGGTGATTCTAAGTATGCATTAGTTTACAGAGCAGCAGTTGAGGTCGCAAGATTACAGATTGACCTTTCAGGTGAAGCACCAAAGGACGCTGATGAATAATGAATGATCTTCAATTCATGCCCCATCAGGAAGAAGTGCTGCACCTGACTGATGATAAAAACAGGTGTGCTTATTATTTAGATATGGGACTTGGTAAAACTTTTGTAGGTGCTGAAAAAATGTATTTGCTGAACAATACTGTAAATTTGATTGTATGCCAAAAATCAAAAATTGATGATTGGGTTGATCACATGAAAACGTATTATCCTGAATACAGGGTTATGGACTTGACCAAGAAAAGTGAAGGTGTGAACTTCCGTACACTGGTTGAAACCAAAGACCTGTATGATCAGAACATTCAGGTTGTCGGTGTAATCAATTATGATTTGGTATTCAGACGTAAGTATATAGCCCATATAACCGACTTTACATTGTTACTTGATGAATCAAGCCTTATATGCAATGAAAACGCTAAACGGTCAAAATTCATATTGAAGTTACAACCGGAAAGCGTGATCTTGCTGTCAGGTACACCAACAGCAGGAAAGTATGAACGGTTGTGGTCACAGCTTAAGTTGTTAGGTTGGGATATTAACAAGAAAGCCTTTTATGCTTCCTATGTTCAGACAGAATGGATTGAAAACGGTGATGGATACAAGAAAGAAGTAATCACAGGATATAAGCACGTTGAGCATTTAAAGAAAAGACTTACACAGTTTGGTGCAGTGTTCATGAAAACAGAAGAAGTGATTGAGCTGCCTGAACAGACTGAACAGAAAATTTTCTTGAAGATCACAAATGAATATAAGTTTTTCATCAAACACAATTACTTGGAACTTGATACAAGGAACTTAGTCAGATTCAAAGATGATTCAGATTTTGAAGGTGAAGATGTGACACCAAGGGTTGAGTTGATCGGTGATAATAGCCTGACCAAAACATTATATTGCAGACAGCTGTGCGGTCAATGGCATAAGGAAAAACTGGAAGCATTCAGGGACTTACTGGAATCAACTGAAGATCGGTTGATTGTGTTTTATAACTTCAATGAAGAACTGGCAAGACTTAGAAAAATATGTGAATCACTCAACAGGGAAGTCAGTTTTGTAAATGGTTCAGGACGTTCAATGTATGCATATGAATGTGTAGATAATAGTGTCACATTTGTTCAGTACCAAGCAGGGGCAATGGGTGGTAACTATCAGAAAGCAAATAAGATTGTGTACTTTACGTTGCCACTTGGAAAAGGGTCGTGTGATCTTTGGGAACAGTCAAAGAAGCGTATACACAGAATCGGTCAGAACAGACCATGTTACTACTATTACCTACTGGTAAAGGGAAGTTTTGAAGAAAGGAATCTTGCAGCATTACGGGAAGGGAAGGAACTAACTGATGAATTGTTTGAAAAATAAAGTGCTTTTAGATATGGCAAAGCTGAATCTTTTATCATTCCTGATTTCAGCTTGCTTCATAGATGGACAATCGTGGATCCCATTTTATATCTGCTGTGTAAACGCTGCTTGGCTGACCTTATTCGGTTATGCAAACAATTGGTTTGTAGGTGGTGATGAATTATGACGTGTGGTGATTGTGTAGAAAAGAACCGATGTATGGAGCAATCACGGGATTACTGTTGTACATCATTTAAAAAAGAAGAAGGTGAGTGAATGGCAGCAGAAAAGAATTTTGAAAACCGGGTTAAAAAATACTTAGATGAATACGGTTGTTGGTGGCTTAAATACTGGGGTGGTGCAGCTTACACAAAAAGCGGTATTCCTGACATACTGTGTTGTTCTGATGGTATGTTCCTCGGTATAGAGGTAAAAGCTCCAAACGGTAAGCCGAGCATATTACAGTTGTATAATCTGCAAGAAATAAGGGCGTCCGGCGGTTATGGGATTTTACTATATCCAAAGGATTTTGAAAAATTCAGAGAGTTCAATGAACATAAAGAACAGGATAATGCTTGGTATCTCGAAAATATAAAATACCAGTCAGACTGGAAAAAGAAGTTAGAAAAGGAGATTTAACAATGACAAGAGAAAAACAGATTGAGTATTTCAAAGGTTGTCTTATGGCAACAGGTCGTGAGGGTGTGGAAGATTTACTTGACTTCATCGAAGAACTTGGTTTTTATGATGCCCCTGCATCTGGTGGAAACCATTGCTGTAAAGATGGTGGACTGTTAGAGCATACAGTGAACGTCATGCAGTACGCTGAAAAGATTGGTCTTACACTGCTTGGAAGTGAAGCATATAACAAGATTCACAGCAGCGTGATTATTGCATCAGCTTTACACGATCTTGGTAAGTGCGGACGTTATGGAAGCCCATATTATGTTGCAAACATGGTACAGGATGGCAGACCAACAAAGAAAAACCCTGAACAGAAGTATAAGAGATCAGAAAGTAAACCGTACAAGATCAGTTCTGATTTGTGCCATATTGACCACCCTTTAAGATCGGTTGAACTGGCAGCACGTTATATTGATCTGACAGAGGAAGAAGAACACGCTATTTTCTATCATGATGGTGCTTATGGTAGTCTTGCGTATGATCTGAAAGGTCATGAAGAACCATTGCAGGTGATCATTCATTTTGCAGATTTTTGGTCAGCACAGTTTCTTGAGGTCGGAAAACTTGACAGATTCAATGATCAGGTGAAGCCGGAAGAAACAACCGATGAAGTAAAAGAGGAAGGTGAAAATAATGAAGAAGAATAAAAACAGTTATGAGGAAGTTCTTGAAGCAGAAGTTGCAAAGCTGAAAGAAGAAAATAGACATTTGAAAGACGAGCGTGATGAACTGAAATATATGCTGAATGATATGCATAGTGTTGTTGATGCTGCAAATGATGACTTTTTCAGTGAAATGTCAAGATTGTGTGGTTGTATTGAAATCGAAGGTACAAGAATTACATCGGCGTATCAGGATTTAGTAGGAATCCTGTTGGCAAACGGTTATACAGTAGAAGTTACACCACTGCATAATAATACAAGATTACAGGTTGTTATCAAAGAAAGTGAGGATGAAATCAATGAGTAGTGCAAAGAAACACAAACAGAGAAGTCACAGAAGTTACAGAAACAGTGTTGCAACCGCTGAACATTTTCAGAACAGACAGATTTTGAAAGTATCACAGCAGAAAGCAATGAAAGAGAAAAGCAATCTTTTCACTAAGTTAATGGGCTTATTCAAGAAAGGAGATAAATAAACATGGCACAGAAAGTTTTAATTATGGGTGAATCCGGTACAGGTAAAAGTACAAGCCTTAGAAATTGTGACCCGGCAACAACAGCGGTTATCAATCCGGTAGGTAAACCGTTACCGTTCAAGAATCACTTTGAAATGCTGAACAATGAAACAGATGCAAGAAAAATTGTGAAGTACATGAAAGAACAGTGTGCAGCAGGTAAGAAGCTGTTGGTGGTTGATGACTTCCAGTACATTCTTGCAGTACCATACATGAACCGTATTAAAGAAACAGGGTGGGACAAGTACAATGATTTTGGTGCAAACTATTTTGAAATTATTGACTGTTGCAAAGACTTACCTGATGATGTTGTAGTCGTTTATATGACCCATTTAGAAACTTTGGATAATGGTCTTACAACTGTTAAGCTGATTGGTAAACTGTTACGTGAGAAGATCACAATTGAAGGACTGTTTACCGTTGTACTTAGAACCGGAGTAAATGAAGCAAAGTATTACTTTTACACACAGAACAGCGGAAAAGATACAGTAAAATCACCGCTTGGAATGTTCACTGCATATGCTATTGACAATGATCTGAATTATGTTGTTGACAAGATCAGAAATTATTATGAACTTGGTGATTACAAGTCAGATGATGAAATGAATGTTGCTGATCAGGCGGTTGCATCTAATCTTGAAAAACCTGACAGCAAAGGCAGAAGAACAAGAGGTAAAAAAGCTGAATCTGCAACACCAACAGATGCACCGGAAGAAAAGACTGGAAGAACACGTAAGAGTAGGGCAGAAGTTCAGGCAGACAATGAACAGAAGATTGCTGATCACATGGATGAAGTTGACAAGGCTATTGATCAAGCTTTTCCGGGACAGGAAGAAGTATCATTTGATGAAGCAATGGATGTTGCCGATAAAGTACCGAAACCGGATTTACAGAAACCACCAAGAAGAACACGTAAGGAAAGAAATGCTGAAAAGTCTGAACCTGTTCAGGACGGTACAACGAACACTGATTCTGAATCTGTCACACTGGATGCAGACACATATTTCTATGTTCCGGCTGATGATAACTATGTGATGAAGCATAAGGGTGATACGGTTGACCTGATTGTTGACGGTGTTGAGGTTATGAAGGTAATCACAAGAGAAGAATTTAATGCAGGAATCAAAAGACTTGCACAGGAAAACAACCCTGTACCTGCTGACGCACAGACCCCGGCTGAACCTTTAGACGGTGCTATGAACCCACCTGAACAGCACGTTAGAGGTCAAAGACGAAGAAGAACAAGATCATGATTGCATTAAATATTTTTCTTGCAGTCATGGCAGCAATAACTTCTGTTTGCGTAGTGGGTGCAGACAGTAAGAATAAGGCAAAATACACAGTAATGTTTGTTATCTGCATTATTGCAGTTACAATGATAAATTTATTTTAAGAAAGGTTAAATGGTGAAAAATTATGGCAGTAGATTTTAGTGCATTCGATGAACAGGTTGATCTTAACGCATTACAGAAAGAGGTTCAGGAAGCAGACGATTCACAGTTTGAAGATGTACCGGATGGGGATTATGATGTAAGTTTTGATAAAATGGAGATCAAGACAACAAAGAAAGGTGACAAGCTGATGTTTTCCGTACAGTGTAGCATCTTGGAAGGTAATCAGAAGGGTAGAAAGATTTTCTTCAACCGTACTATTTCCGGAAACACTTCACAGAAGTGGACTAATGGCATGGCAATCAAATCTGTTTGCACATGGCTTGATAAACTGGAAACAGATACAGTACCGGAATTTGTCAACTACGGTGATTTTGCTGATTGTGTTCTTGATATTTTTCAGGAAGTACAGGGTAAAGTTGGTGCAGCAGTTACTTATAAAGCTGATGATTTCAACCCAATCACAATCAACGAAGCGTTTGATATGTAAAAATTTTTAGTTTAAAAGTAGATAACACTTAAGGCGGTGTGTAAAACGCACACCGCTTTTTCAAAAAAAGTGGGTGATTTAGTAAATGATATTCTACGATTTTGAGGTTTTTGAAAAGGATTGGCTTGCTGTATTCATTGATGTGACGAAGCAGAAAGAACACGTGATAATCAATAGCCCTGATAAACTAAAAGCCTTATATGAAGCAAATAGAAAAGATATATGGGTAGGATTTAATAACCGTCACTATGATCAGTACATCATGAAAGGTATTCTGCTTGGTATGAATCCTAAAAAAATCAACGATTGGATTATCGTTGATAATAAAGAAGGTTGGCAATATTCAAGAGCATTCAATAAATTACCCATGATCAACTATGATGTAATGCCAAGTAATGATGAAACCATGAAAACGGTCGGACTGAAAACAATGGAAGGTTTTCTTGGTTCAAATATTAAGGAAACAGATGTTGATTTCCGTATCAAAAGGAAACTGACACAGGAAGAAATAGAACAGACGGTTAAATACTGTAGGCATGACGTAGAACAGACTATCAAGGTATTTCTTGAAAAAGTCAGTGAGTTCAATGCAGTTCATGGAATTATACAGGCATTCTCAAAGGAAACGTCACTGTATGACATTGGTGACAGTGAAGCCCGGATAACAGCAAAGGTTCTTGGGTGTTCAAAAACTCATTTTGGTGATGAATTTGATTTCTTTTTTCTTCCATGCCTGAAACTGAAAAAATACAAATACGTTCAGGAATGGTTTGCAGAGAAAAGAAAAGAAGCCCTTGAAATGGGGTTACAGGATTTTGACAAGAAAGATAAAAAGACTTGGTATAAGTCACAGAACTTTGAAACGATTGTTGCAGGAATACCACACACATTTGGTTTTGGCGGTCTGCATGGTGCATCTGATAAGCCGATACATCGGAAAGGTCAGATTCTTCATGTAGACGTAAATAATTACTATCCGTCAATGCTGATTGCATGGGGACTTGTAACAAGGGCAGCAACCAATAATAACTTCAAACTGGTGTATGACACAAGAAAAGCTATGAAAAAGAAACAGGTTGCAGCAGCTAAAGCCGGAAGAAAGGCAGAAGCAAAGCAATGGAAAAAAGCACAGTTGCCATATAAGAAGATGCTGAATGCACTTTCAGGGGCAATGAAAGATGAAACCAATGCTGCATACGATCCACGTAATAACAACTGTATGTGTATCAATGGTCAGTTGATGTTGCTTGATCTGATTGAGCATTTGGAAGTAGTGCCGGGACTTGAACTAATTCAGTCAAATACCGATGGTCTGATCATTTGGATTCCTGACACTGATGAAGCCTTTGAAATGGTTGATGATATTTGTTGGGAGTGGGAACAGCGTTGTTCTACTGAACAATGTTCAATCTTGCTTGAACTTGACAATATATCAGAAATCTATCAGAAGGACGTAAACAATTATCTTTGGATTGGTACTGATGGTGGTGTTGAAAGAATTGGTGCTTACGTCAAAGAACTTTCTGCTATTGATAATGACTTACCAATACTGAATAAAGCGTTGGTTGACTACATGGTGAAAAAGATACCTGTTGAACAGACAATCAATCAGTGTGATGACTTGATTATGTTCCAAAAAATAGTGAAGCTGTCAAACAATTATAACTGGGTTGAGCATGAACATGGAACTGGTCAGATCATTAAGACAACAAAACACCGGGACGGTACACGAACAGAAGTGTGGTCATATCCTACCACACAAAAATATACTTATAAATCTTATCGTGTGTTTGCTTCCAATCGTGTTACAGACGGTAGGTTGTTAAGACGTAAGGTTGTAAAACCAAAGGGTGAAAAATTTGGAAACACACCTGATCACAGTTTCATTTATAACGATTCTGTAATTGGGGTTAAAGTACCACCGGAATTAGATAAGCAGTGGTACATAGATTTAGCAAGAAAAAGACTGAAACAATTTGGTATTGCAGCATAATACCGGAAAGGTGGGAACATGACAGACATTACAATCAAATATGATCATGGTCAGATGCTTATTCACTTAGATAATTTTTTATCTGATGGAAAAATTGCAAAGGTTAGAAAACTGTTGAAGCTGATCAGACAGAGTTATACACCTGAATGTGAAGAACAAATAAAAGAATATTTACAGTGTGTAACAGATAAAGACAAATTTCATAACAATCAGGTAGCACTTGCAGGTAAGATTACAAACATTGAAAGTAATATTTATATTTTAGAAAATCGCTTAAAAGCTGCAACGTTTAACCGTAATATGTTAAAAAAATCCACACCTGTTCATAAAAATGAAGATTGGGAAAAGTGGAATGAACAGGTTAAGGATTGTAGGGAATCATTAAAAGAATCAAAGAAACTTCTTACAGCGGTGAACCGGGAATACAAGCAGAATATTAAGAACAGGGTATTTTACCAAAAGGTGATGCAAGAATTTAGTTAAAGGATGGTGAAACAGGATGTTGTACAAAGGGTACATAAAGACAAAAGGCAAGAAAGCTATTGAAGCGTTCAAAGACCGAACAAAATACCGCACTTATGACGAAGTGAAGAATCTTGAAGGGTTCGGTGGTGTTCTTGCTGATGATACCATCCTGATAGATATTGACGATGCTGAACAGTCTGAAATTTTAATGAACATTGTGGAAGAATATCAGCTTGATTGCCGGGTGTATTGTACAAGCCGGGGCAGACATTTTTTATTTAAGAATCATAGTATTACAAGGAACAGGACACACGTACCGCTTGCGGTTGGTCTGACAGCAGATATAAAACTTGGTACACGTTCATCATATGAAGTAATCAAGATTGACGGTGAAGAACGCTTTATTGAGTGGGACATTGAAGAAGGTGGAACATATCAGGAAGTTCCAAAATGGTTGTTCCCGGTTCGTACAGCGGTTGACTTTCTTGATATGGATGCAGGTGACGGACGCAATCAGGCATTATTCAATTATATCCTGACACTTACATCAAATGATTTTAGTGTTGATGATACAAGAGAATGTATCAGGATTCTGAACAGATTTGTTCTGAAAGAGCCGTTATCTGATGATGAACTGGAAGTGATTCTTAGGGATGAAGCATTTCAAAAACCTGTATTCTTTTGTGATAAGACATTCCTGTTTGACCGTTTTGCAACATGGCTTAAGAACAATGAAAATGTAGTCAGTATAAGTAATCAGTTACATATCTATCAAGATGGGATTTATCAGGTTGGGTACAAGGCTATTGAAACAGCTATGATCAATCAGATACCTAACCTGAAAAAGACACAGCGAAGAGAAGTATTAGAGTATATGGAACTTATAGCTGATGAAAAAGCACAGGCAGATGCACGTTATATAGCATTCAGGAACGGTGTATTAGATATTGTGACAGGACAGATGCAGCCATTCAGCCCGGATTTGGTTATTACCAATCAAATACCTTGGGACTACAACCCGGAAGCCTACAGTGAACTTGCTGATGATACACTGAACAAATTAGCTTGCGGTGATCAACCGATCAGGGCATTACTGGAAGAATGCATTGGCTATTGCTTTTACCGCAGGAATGAACTTGGTAAGGCATTCATCCTGACAGGTGACAAGTCCAATGGTAAGAGTACATTCCTTGATTGTGTCAAAGCAATTCTTGGTGATGGGAATATATCAGCACTTGACCTTAAGGAATTAGGGGACAGGTTCAGCACATCAATGATGTTCGGAAAACTGGCAAATATCGGTGATGATATTGGTGATGACTTCCTGCAAGGTTCACAGGTAGCAACATTCAAGAAAGTAGTTACAGGTAACAGAATCAAAGCAGAAAGAAAAGGGCAAGACCCTTTTGAGTTTAACCCTTATGTGAAGCTGCTGTTTTCAGCAAATGATATACCAAGGATGAAAGATAAGACAGGGGCAGTTCTTAGACGTTTGGTGATTATTCCATTCAACGCAAGATTTACAAAGTATTTACCAAGTGGTGAGATTGACCCCGATTACAACCCTTATATCAAGTATCAGTTGGTTGAACAAAGTTCAGTTGAATATCTGATCAGGGTAGGTGTAGAAGGACTGAAAAGAATCATTGAAAACAATGAGTTCACCAAGTCTGAAAAAGTGGCTGAACAGATTGATGAATATGAAAATGAAAATAACCCAATCAAGGCATTTATTGATGAATGCGGTGTTGAAATGATTGAGGATGAACCAACAGGTGACATATACAGCAGGTATCAGGTGTTTTGTGCTGATTGTGGTATGCAGCCAATGTCAAACATCGTGTTCAGTAAGCAGATCAATAAGCGGTTGGGGTTTGAAACAGTAGTAACTAAGGTAGGTGGTAAATCTATCAGGATATTCAGAAAGGTGTGACAGTATGGAAAAGTTAGTATTAACAGGTACAGTTTGTTTTTTCGTTGGTCTTACGGTTGGGTTAATCCTTGGTGCTGTAGTGATGGCATTAGCTGCAACAGCTAAGAAGTATAAACCAAAGACAAAAGAAATTTATAATTGTTGGGGTTGTTTCGGTGCTACAAATGGTGATTGTGATTACTGCCCGGTAAAGGACGGTGATGATGTACAAAAACAGGGTTCACTACATTTGAACTTTGCTGAACACATAATGAACAGATTCATGGAAAGGATATAAAAGATTATGACCTATAGAAATAGTGAAGGATATGTCGATCCAACAGCAGGTGCAGCAATGGCAACAGTTAAAAGGGAAGAAAATGCAGAACTGAATGACCGTAACCACAGACTGATTCAAGTGATCAGGAACATTGTTGACATTGCAGGGTTTGAAATTGTTGGAAGGGTGACATTGAAACATAAAAAATCAGGTAAGGTGTTTCATTAGTTCGATGCACCAATCAGTGCTGTTGTGGTAGTGGTTACGGTAAAGTTACAGTTGGTTACGGTTAAGTGTTACGGTTGAAACCCTTGTAAATACTGGCGGTTACGGTTGTCTACGGTTAAAAGTACATTCTTTAATAATTAGTATTTTATGATAGTATAGAACTTAGTAAAAATAAGAATATATAGAGAATAGAGTTTTAACCGTAACCGTAGAAACCGTAACTTCCTTGATTTATAAGGGTTTGAAGCACTTTTTATGCTATTTTTAACCGTAACCGAAGTGTAACCAACCGTAGAAAGTGAGGTAAAAATGAGTGATCAGAAGAAATTAAGTGCAAGGGAATATTTGAAACAGCTTGAAGTGTTAGATATGCAGATAAATGATGATATTGCCACGCTGTCAGATATGAAAATGAATGTATGCAGTGCAGGCGGTATTGATTACAGCCGGGACAAAGTGCAGACTTCACCTGTAGGTGATAAGTTATGTAAGGACGTAGTGAGGTGTACCATGTTTGACCAACACATCAATGAAGAAATAGATCAGTTTGTTGATGCAAAGAAGCAGATCATTAAGGAAATCCGGGGATTGCGTGACAAGAATATGATTCAGATTCTTACAAAAGTGTATGTGCAGTTTAAAACAGTCAAGGTTGCTTCACAGGAAATGAAAAAATCTTATTCATATACCGTAGAACTGCATAATAAGGCACTTTCAGCGTTTGAAGATACCTATAAAAACCTTACATATCTGACATAAAACCAATTATTTCATATTTGACAAATACAAGCTGACCTTTTATAGTGTATGCTGTATAAAAATTTTTGCAGGTAATTTATTACCTGCAATTTTTTATGCAAAATTATATTGCTTATTGTCTTATGTGCTGCAAGGTGGGAGGTTTTAGCACCCTTGCAGCACTTTTTGTTATAAAAATGATAGAAAGGCGGTGTTGTTATGGCAAAAAAAGGCAAATTAACTGAAAAGCAGCAACGTTTTGTTGATGAATACCTGATTGACCTGAATGCAACACAGGCAGCTATTAGGGCAGGTTATTCAGTAAAAACAGCGGATGCAATCGGATGTGAAAACCTCACGAAACCTAATATTCAACAGGCTATTGCTGAACACATGGCAGAACGCTCACGAAGAACCGGAGTAAATCAGGATAGGGTTGTATTAGAGCTTGCTAAGATTGCATTTGTCAGAATGACAGACGTTGTTGACAGTAACGGAAGAATCAAACAGGATGCATCTGCTGATGATCTGTCTTGTATTGAATCAATCAAATATAAGGAATCTGATAATGAATTTGGTGGAAGTGTTGAAAGAGAAGTCAAGGTTGCATCAAAACTGAAAGCCCTTGAATTGCTTGGTAAACATTTAGGTATGTGGAATGATAAGTTAGATGTGAATGTGACAGCCCCTATTGTTATTTCAGGAGCAGACGCACTTGAGGACTAAATACAGGCAGCCATCAAGTCAATATGTATTTGGTTATCAGAAGTTCATTCTGATGCCGGAAGATTACAAGGCTACAAAGTCCGGTAAGGTTAATGTGAAATTACCGGAAGTAGTCGGTAAGGGTTACGGTACATTTTGGCGGTGGAAAGGTAGATACCGGGCAGTCAAAGGTTCACGTGCATCTAAGAAGTCAAAGACTACAGCATTATGGTACATCACCAATATGATGAAGTACCCTGATGCGAATACCTTAGTTGTCCGAAAAACTTACAGAACATTAAAGGATTCCTGTTTTACTGAATTGAAATGGGCTATACATCGACTTGGTGTTGATGCTTTTTGGGATATAAAAGAATCACCACTTGAAATGACGTATAAGCCAACAGGTCAAAAGATTTATTTCAGAGGACTGGATGACCCACTGAAAGTAACATCAATCACTGTTGATCAGGGTGTACTGTGTTGGATGTGGATTGAAGAAGCATATGAAATTAGTTCAGAGGATGATTTCAATATGCTTGATGAATCTATTCGTGGTGCAATCCCGGAAGGTTCAGACCTGTTCAAACAGATTACAGTAACATTCAACCCATGGAACGAGCATCACTGGCTGAAGAAGAGATTCTTCGACAGTCCGGATGATGAGACACTGGCGATCACAACCACATATAAGTGCAATGAGTGGCTGGATAAAGCCGATCTTAAAGTCTTTGAGACCATGAAGAGGCAGAACCCACGGCGCTATGCAGTCGCCGGACTAGGTGGCTGGGGTATTGTGGATGGTCTGGTTTATGAGAATTGGCATGAAGAAGCCTTTACATTGGAACAGATCAGACAGCAATACAGTATTGATTCAGCATTCGGTCTTGACTTTGGTTACACAAATGACCCTTCTGCATTGTTTTGTGGATTCATTGACACGAAGAACAAAAAGATATTCGTATATGATGAAATGTATGCAGCAGGTCTTTCCAATGAGCGAATATATCAGAACATCACTGATATGGGCTATGCAAAGGAAAGAATCACAGCAGATTCTGCAGAACCAAAGTCTATTGATCAGTTGAAGGGCTATGGACTCAGGATCAAGGGAGCTGATAAGGGCAAGGATAGCATCAACAATGGTATTCAGTTCATTCAGGACTATGAGATCATCATACATCCGAGGTGTGTGAATTTCCTGACCGAGATATCTAACTACACGTGGGACAAGGACAAATTCGGAAACAAGCTGAATCGTCCGATTGATGACTTCAATCATTTGATGGACGCAATGCGATACGCATTGGAAAAATATATCAAGAAAGGTAACGGCTGGTTATTCTAGCCGGGAGGTATACAAAATGTTAATTTTAGGTACAGAATATGATCTGATCAGAGATGATGAGACACTGGAAGAGACATTGCATGACGGTGAGTGTGCAATCTACACGAAGCTGATAAAGATTAGAGCAATGGAGAAAATGCTGGAACCGTCAGCATCAGAAGAAGATAAGAGAACCAGATACAATGAAGTGTTAAGGCATGAAGTGATTCATGCTTTTTTTAATGAGTGTGGACTTGCGGAATACTGTAATGATGAACAGCTGGTACAGTGGATTGCGGTACAGTTCCCGAAAATCCTGAAAGTATTCCAGGGACTTAACTGTATAGATTAACAGGAAAGAGGTGATAAGGTGCTTACAGTTGATGAAATCAAGATGTTCATTGATGAAGATGCTGCATCAGTGAAAAAGCATTTTGCAAGAATAGGTGAACGTTACTATGATGGCGATCATGATATTAAAAATTACAGAATGTTTTATTTCAATCAGGACGGTCAGCTTGTGGAAGATACAAGCCGGGCAAATGTGAGAATACCGCACCCATTTTTCAAGGAACTGACAGAACAGGGTACACAGTACACCCTTTCAGGTTCAGATGGGTTTGTATTCAGCGATGTGCCTGAACTACAGAGTGAACTTGATGCAAGATTCAATAACAATGATGATTTTATTGATGAACTGTCGGAAACACTTACGGACTGTCAGACAAAGGGTTTTGCTTATATGTATGCTATGAAAGACAGCACTGACAAGCTGAAATTCACGTGTGCTGACAGTATCGGTGTTGTAGAAGTAGAAGCACGATTTGCAGAGGACGAAAAAGACCATGTAATTTATTGGTACGTTGACCGGGTTGACAAGGAAGGCCACAGAATTAAGAAAATCATGGACTGGGATGATGAACAGGTTGTTTATTATGTTCAGACAGATGAAGGGGAAATACAGCTTGACGATAAACCAAAGGTGAACCCAAGACCTCATATACTGTATCAGGTTGATGGTGATGATAATACCTATATTGATTCACTTGGTTTCTTGCCATTCTTCCGGTTGGATAATAACAAGAAACAGTTCAGCAACCTGAAAGCAGTAAAAGACCTGATTGATGATTATGACCTTATGGCATCCAGTCTTTCCAATAACCTGATTGACTTTGACCATCCATTATATGCAGTCAAAGGGTTTGAAGGTGATAACCTTGATGAGTTGCAGCAGAATCTTAAGACAAAAAAGATTGTTGGTGTTGGTTCAGATGGCGGTATTGAAGTACATACAGTAGATGTACCGTATGAAGCCCGGAAGGTTAAGTTGGAACTGGATGAAAAGAACATATATCGTTTCGGTATGGGGCTGAACTTGTCAGGTCTGAAAGATACATCAGCAACAACCAATATTGCAATCAAGGCAGCTTATTCACTGCTTGATCTTAGATGTAAGCACCTTGAAAGGAATATCAAGCGGTTCTTGCGTAAGATCGTGGCGGTGTGCATTGATGAAATCAATCAGCAGAACGGTACAGATTATCAGATCACAGATGTTTATTTTGAGTTCACCCACGAAGTAATGAGTAATGAACAGGAAAATGAACAGAATGAACTTACAGAAGCACAGAAACAACAGGTACAAATCAACACCCTGTTATCACTGGCACAGATTTTTGGTGATGATCTGATTATTCAGTATATTTGTGATGTTCTTGATATTGATTATGAAAAGGTGAAGGACAAGTTGCCGGATAATGAAGCTGATAAGGTGCAGCAGGTGCAAGATGATCTTGATTCTATTATACCGGATGATGAAGGTGGTGGAATAGGTGAACAAGGCACAGAAGGAAGTACAACAGGCACAACTTAACGATGAAAAGGAAGTAATCAAGCTGTTAGAACTGGTATATGAACAGGCGAAAAAGGATTGTGAACAAAAAATCAGGGAACTGTCAGCAAGGACAGACCTTGAAAATCTGCAAAGCATCATATACCAAAAAGAATATCAGCAGATTATGGTTGATCAGATTGAATCAATCTTGTATGACCTGCATGAAGGACAGTTTACAACAATAGCTGATTATTTACAGCAATCGTACATAAACGGTTATGTTGGTATGTACTATGACCTGCATCTTAGTGGTATACCTTTGGTTGTTCCAATCAACCAAGATCAGGTTGTCAAGGCAGTTCGTACAGACAGTAAATTGTCAAGCGGTCTGTACACCAAACTTGGTGAAGATGTTGGTTACCTTAAGCGGTCAATTCGTGCCGAACTTTCAAGGGGAATTGCAAGCGGTTCAACTTGGAATGAAATGGCATTAAGGATTGCAAAGGGTATGAACAGCCCTTTTCGTAAAGCATATAACAATGCAATACGGATTGCCCGGACAGAAGGACATAGAATACAGAATGAAGCAGCCCTTGACGGTCAGCATGGAGCAAAGAAAAAGGGTGCTGATATAGTCAAACAGTGGGATTCAACACTTGATGGACGTACAAGGGATGAACACCGGGAATGTGACGGACAGATCAGGGAAATTGATGAACCGTTTGATGTTGGCGGTGAGAAAATGCAAGCACCGGGTGTTGGCGGTTCTGCAAAGAACGTTTGTAACTGTCGGTGCTGTCTGCTGCAACGTGCAAAATGGGCTTTAGACGATGATGAACTAAAGACATTGCAAGAACGTGCAGCATTCTTTGGATTGGATAAAACACAGTCGTTCAACGACTTCAAACAGAAATATTTGAAGTTACCTGACAATGCTGATACAATGAATGTGAAAGAATATGATGTGTTGGCACACACCCAAAAGCTAAAGGGTGCAATGAGTAGTTCAGATTACGATGAATACATGAAGATTCTGACTGAACACAGTAATACATCACTTCAAAAACTGTATGCAAAGTATGCTGATGAAATAAGTGGAGTCAGTAAAGGAAAAAGTGGATATTATAGACCTGCTGACAACAAACTGGTTTTCTCTTACCCTATTCAAAGGTACATTGATAACGGAAAGAGTAAATACGGAACATTAGCACATGAGTACGGTCACTTTTTTGATGCAAAAGCTGATTATGAGGGGCTTCACTTTAACGAAGTGGAAACAATTCATAGTAAAACAAAGTATCAGACAAACCGATTTGCAAAAGTGGCAAGTTCTTCTGATGAATTTTTGACTGCTGTGAGAAAAGATAGACAGTTTTTGAAATCAATACTGACAGATGATGTTGAAAAAGAACTTAGAGATCATGACGCAAGTGGCGGTGTTCAGGATGCCATTGATGGACTTCTTTCACATCGTATCAACTGGGGACACGGTGACAAATATTACAATCGTAAATATCATTCAGTGAAGCAACTTAAAGAACATAAAGGTTTACAGGCAGCATATAAAGAACTTGGTATTGATGCAAGTAATCTTAGCAAGGTAGCGAATGAATGTAGGGTTTATGAATCTGCATCTGAAATGTGGGCTAACATCATGGGTGCAGAAGTCAATGGTGGTTCTGAATTGAAATATGTGAAGAAGTACTTGCCAAACAGCTATGAAGCATTCATTGAAATTCTGAAAGGGGTAAAATAATATGAATGAGAAATTACAGAAAGCACTTGAACGGTATAAGGAAAAATTCAATGATGATTTTCCAACTATTCCGTTTGAAAGTCAGGAAGATGAAGAAATTATTGACATTATTGATGAATGTATCGAAGAGAACAAAGACGTTTATGATCTTGGGTACTTGTCACTTGACGATATAATGTATTAAAAAGCAAAGGTATACAATTCTGCACCTTTGCTTTTTTATTACCTATATGACCGTTATATAAGGTCAGAAAGGGGGATAAAAGGAACATGAAAGCGTTGCACATTCACTTGGTACTGTAGAAAGGTATGGTGATCCTGATTATCTCCCAACTATGGGTTAAATAGTATTTTTAAGGCATCCGCAAGGGTGTCTTTTCTTTTGTCCGAAAAAGGCTTATGACGTTTAAACTGCTGCTGAAATGACCCTTGCAACATGGGATATAAACTGTTGACCGTTCCCGGTGACACCGGATATAAAAACATGACGGAGAAAGGAAGAAGAACATGGAATTTTTAAAAGCATTTTTTGGTGATAAGGCTATCACCTATGATGAACTGGTACAGGCAATCAATGCCTATAACGGTGATGAAAAGAACAAAGAGAAGCTGATCAAGATGGTCAACCTTACTGATGGTGGTTATGTGTCTAAGGACAAATACACCAACCTTGAAACTGACCTTTCCGGTAAGACTACAGAACTGACCAAGGCAAACAACCTGATTGAAGAACTGAAAAAGTCAGCCGGGAAAGACGAAGAAACACAGCAGAAAATCACTGCATATGAAACAGAGATTGCAGACCTTAAGAAAGAGAATGCAGAACTGAAAACAGAAAATGCATTGAAATTTGCGTTGGTTGCAGCAGGTGCGGTTGATGTTGATTATCTTGTATTCAAGGCAAAGGAAAAAGGTGAAATCAAACTTGGTGATGATGGAAAAATCAATGGTGAAGATGATCTGATTTCAGGTCTTAAAACACAGCATCCTACCATGTTTGAAGCATCCAATGGCAATCAGCAGAGTGGTAACAGAAAGATTCTTGAAAACAACCTGCCGGGTGGGGATAAAGACAAGACAGTTACCAAAGAACAGTTCCTTAAGATGGGCTACAACGAAAGAATGAAACTCAAAGAGGAAAACCCGGAGTTATTCAAACAGTTAAATGTACACTAAGAAAGGTTAAAATGGTGAATTAAATGGCAAGAACAGGAAATTTTGGCGGTTTTGCTTTTGATGAAGAAGTATTTACCGGGATGATGCAGGAAGCCGACTATTGGACTACACCAATCATTGCTTCCGGTATCGTGCAGCAGGACAGTTCTATTATGGACTTAATCGGTGAGCATGGAAACGTGGCAACAATTCCAATTTATAAACCGATTGACGCAAATGAAAGCGGTATGGAAGCACTGAACAACGATGGTGAAACAAACAACACACCTGTTGAAATCAGCGGTGACAAACAGACTTGTATGCTTATTCAGAGAATGAAAGCATTCAAGGCTAAAGACTTCACAAAGGAATTAACTGGTGCTGACCCTATGACACTGATCAGAAATAAGATTGCAGGCTATTACGGTCAGGTTTGGGAAAAAGAACTGATGAACATTGCACAGGCAGTATTAGCAGTTGCAGCACTTAGTGATCATGTACTTGATCTTACTAAAAATACTAAGACAAACATTGAAGCAGGTACAATTTACGATGCAGAACAGGCAGCACTTGGTGATATGGCAGGTGGTCTTGGTCTGATGGTTATGCATTCCATGATCTTCAAAGAGTACAAGAAGATGGAAATGGTTGATTATGACAAGTATGTTGTCAATGGTGTGATTCAGAAAGAAATTACATTGCCAACTATCGCAGGTAAACACGTACTTGTAACTGATAGATTTACAGCTACAGGAGCAGGTGCAGATGCGGTTTACAGCACATATCTGTTTGGCGAAGGTGCATTTTTATCTTGCGATAAGAACAACTATGAGAATCAGTATACAACTAACTATGACCCGGAAGCATCCGCAGGTATTGATAAGTTCTATACTAAGCAGGGTAAGGTACTGCATCCGAACGGTCTTTCTTTAGCAGTCGATCAGATTGCAAAAGAATCACCGACTTATGCAGAGCTTGGTAAGTCTGCAAACTACAGCCTTAAGTTCAATACAAAGAACGTTAAGATGGGTCTTATCAAGTCCAAGGTCGGTACAGCAGTTGTCTAAGAAAGGGTGATCTGATGATATTAGCAGTTGATGAAGTGATGAAATTGCCTGAATTTGCAACGCAAAATGAAAAGGTAATTGAAGAAAAACTGAACGCTGCTGAACTTATGATCAGAGCATACACAAACAACAATTTTCAGAATCGGTTTGTTCGGTTCACCGCTGACAGTTTGGGTAACAGACTGCTTGGAACGTCAGATTTTTTGAAAGTAGGTGATACAGTTCAGATTTCTCAGTCAATGGTGAATGATGGATTGTATAAGATCACTGAACTTGGTGATGATTTCATCAGAGTTGATCAGGAGTTGTACAAAAGTACAAACCTGATCACTAAGGTGGAATACCCTGCTGATGTTCGTGCAGGTGTACTTGAATTACTTAAGTGGGACATTAAGAATAGACCGAAAACAGGGGTCAAGTCTGAAACACTGTCAAGATACAGTGTGACTTACTTTGATCAAGACGCTAACAATCAAGTTATGGGCTATCCTGTTGCCTTACTTGGATTCTTAAAGCCTTATATAAAGGCGAGATTCTAGTTATATGAGTGTTGGCGGTAACATTCAAGGATTGTTACAGGTAAAAAAAGAAAGCCTTAGAAATGCCATAGGTGAGCGTGAACACAAGTGGGTTGATTGTACATCAATCTTAGGTTGGTTGGATTTATCAACAGGTGATTCAAAGCACACAACTTTTTATGCCAAGGTTCAGGAAAGTACACACATTTTCTTGTGTGACTTTACCAATCTGAAAAACCTGTCAACTGATTGGGTTTGGAATCCATTCAGTTTTCTGACAGGTGTGATCAGTAAGACGGATGAACAGGAAACCGTTGATGTGACAAGTGACAATGCAAGAATGGTTGTAAATGGTGAAGTGTATGAAATCCTTCTGATTGATGACCCTATGAATATGCACGATCATTTAGAAATCTATTTAAGATTTATAGGGGGTCAGTAGTATGTCAGTTGAATTTACAGATAACACAGCAAAAATTAAAGCTGCATTATCGGAAGGGGTTATTGGATTCCTTCACGAAGCAGGTGGTGAAATACAGGCACAGACCCAAAGAAACAGCAGGGTTGATACCGGACAAACAAAGGGGTCTTACAAATATATGGTTGATGAAGGAAAAGATGAATCAACTGTTGCTGTAGGTTCAGACCTTGAAAATGCGATTTGGGAAGAATTTGGTACTGGTGAATATGCACTGCATGGTGATGGAAGAAAAGGCGGTTGGGTTTATAAGAGTAAGAAAGACGGTAAATTTTACCATACTTACGGAAAAACACCACGACAGCCACTCACGAAAGCATTTCAGAGTGTAGCCCCAAAGATAAAGAAACAGCTTGTAAATGTCATTAAACAGAATTTAGGGGGTTAATTATGGTTGATATGCTTGGTTTTATTTCTGATCAGCTTGATCAACTTGGTATTCCCTATGAATTTGGTGAATGGACGGGTGAAATTAGCTATCCTTACTTTGTCGGTTCGTTCAATGAAACTGAACACAGATTAGAGGACGGATATACAGGCGGTGTGTTTACACTTGATGGTTGGTCAAGGGGGTCAAAATTACCGCTTGCAGAAATAAATGACAAATTAAAAAAAGCATTTGAAGATTTAAGGGCAGTTCAGGAAGGAACTGCTTTTTTTATTACCTATTGGAACGGTTTAATGATTCCAACAGGTGAAGAAGATCTTTTTAGAATTACGATAACACTTAACACAAATGAGTGGAAAGGAGCATAAAAGAATGGGCTTAAAAAAGCATGGTATTACATCTGAAACTATCAAGAATATGATCTTGGGTGCAGGTGTCATTTACAAAAATCTTAAGTATGAGAAACCAAGCAACGGTTGGACTGGTACACCACTTGGTGCAACGTCCGGGGGTCTTAAGTTCAACTATGAGGCACAGTGGCTTGATGTTGAGGTGGACGGTGCAACGGTGCTGATCAAAGGTGTCAGTAAACAGAAGGTTGGTGAATCTGCCACACTTGAAGGTCAGATGACAGAACTTACAGAAGATATTCTTGTAAGTGCATTACACCTTGTAAAATCCACTTCCGAAGATACAACTTATGTCAAGTATGTATCTAAGGAAAATATCACAGAAGCAGATTATCTTGAAAATGTTGCATATGTCGGAACACTTTCAAGTGGTAAGAATGTAATCATTATTTTACCGAATGCGCTTTGTACAGAAGCGTTTGAGTTAGAAACAAAGAACGCTACACAGACAACATTTGCTGTCAAGTTTGAGTGTACAGCAGACCTTGAAAATGACAGCTTAAATAAGTTGGATATTGAAATTTATTACCCAACTTCTGTTGTGTAGGGGGGTGTGAATTATGCGAGTAGTTGTAGTTAGAGAATACACAGATAAGTATACAGGTGAAGGTCATGTAATCGGTGAAAAACTGGATATGACAGAAGAAAGATTTGCAGAAATTCAAGACAAGGGAATGTTTGTGGTTGATATTTCTGATGAAGTAGTGCAGCAGGAAACACCTGCAGTATCTGCTGAACAGGTAGAAGATCAGGAACCGGAAACAGTGGGTGAACAGACTGAACCTGTTGAACATGAAGAAACACCTACACCAAAACAGGATAAACCTGCAAGGGGTGGTAGAAGAAACAGAGCGAAAAAAGAAAGTGAGGATAAATAATCATGGCAGATTTCAGATTTAAGGATTTAACAGTTGATAACGCATTTGACTTTTGTGAGGTTCTTGCAGTTATCGGAGTAGAACAGGTTATTGGTGCATTTGACAAAGACGAAATTCAGCAGTTGCGGGAATCCGGTACAGATATGAAAGAAGTTGGTATTGTCATTGCCATGAAGGTATGTGGCATTCTGATCAAGAACATTTCCAAGGCAAGAAATGAAATCTGTAAGTTTTTTGCTAACTGTATGGAGTGGGACAACGGTACAGCGGTTACTGCTGATGACGTGAAGAAATTCAAGCTGAAACAGTTTGTTGTCATGGTAAAAGATTTTGCTAAGAAAGATGATCTTATGGATTTTTTCGAGGGTGTTGCCGAATTAGTGGGTACGGAACAGAACGATTCGATGAGTGCTGCAACCGTAGATACGGTAACCCCTACAGCTATTTAAATAAAGCAATCAGCCGGGGGAAATTAGACGATACTGTTAGAACAGTTCTGAAACAGGACAATGAAGATAAACAGTGGGACTTATACTGTGCAATCACAGCAAACCCACTTGCTGATGATGTTGGAAATTTTGAAGAATTTAAACAGCGGTTTATGAGTACAGCACCGAAAGTTGAAAAGATTGAACAAACTGAACCGACAATGAACAATGCACAGATTAAGTTACAGGTGGAAAAAGCAAATAAAATTCTGAATGGATTCGTGCCACCGTTGAAAGGGGGTGGCTAATCGTTGGATATTTTTTCGTTGGTCGGAAAAATAACGATCAATTACGCTGATGCAGTGAACAACATTGAAAAGGTTTCAAAGTCTGCAAAGGACACTGCTGAAACACTGGAAAATGTTGACAAAAAGGCAGATAGTGCAGGTGACTCAGTAGAAGATGCCGGACAAGCTGCCAAGAATGCAGACAGTGGATTTACAACATGGAAAGCCACGCTTGCGAATTTAGCATCTACAGCAATCACAAAAGTAATTTCAGGATGTACACAGTTAGCTGAAAAAATGGCAGATGTGACAAAATCAGCGGTTGGTCACTATGCTGAATATGAACAGTTAGTTGGTGGTGTTGAAACACTATTCAAAGACAGTTCCGGTAAACTGATCGGATATGCTGAAAAGGCATATAAGACAGCAGGAATGAGTTCAAATCAGTATATGGACACCGCAACGTCATTTGCTGCTTCACTGATTCAGGGTCTTGGCGGTGATACTGCAAAAGCGGTTGAACTGACCAACCTTGCTATCACTGATATGTCAGATAATGCTAACAAGATGGGTACTGACATAGGTTCTATACAGGACGCTTATCAGGGTTTTGCAAAGCAAAATTACACGATGTTGGATAACCTGAAACTTGGTTATGGTGGTACACAGTCTGAAATGATCAGATTGATAAATGATTCAGGTGTGCTTGGTGAAAAGATTGAAAGTCTGGATAACGTAACGTTTGACCAGATGATTGAAGCTATTCACAAGATTCAGGATAATCTAGGTATAACCGGAACAACAGCACTTGAAGCAGGTACGACAATATCAGGTTCATGGAGTTCAGTACAGGCATTGTTTGAAAATATCCTGACAAAAGTAGGTTCAAAACTTGCACCTACTGTTATGGGATTTTTACAGCAGTTGTCAGACTGGATGGAAACAATAGACTGGGATGCATTTGCAACGTCTGTCGGTGATGCCCTACAAAGGGTATTTGACTGGATTCAAAAGATTGATTTTACAACATTCTTTGAAAAAGGAATGGACGGTGTAACAGAGTTTATAGAGGGTCTTGGAGATTTTGCAACCAAAGCAATAGAAGTGATTGGTAATATACAGAGTTTTATTGATATTCTAATTACATTATCACCGATTATTTTAGGAGTTGTCACAACTCTTGGTTCACTGGCGGTTGCTTTTAAGATTGGAGAGATCATTGACAGTGTGAAAACTGCAATAACCGGGTTATTTGCTGCAATGTCAGCTAATCCAATCGTTGCGGTGATTGCTATAATTGCAGGTCTTGTTGTGGCACTGGTAACACTTTGGAACACAAATGAAGATTTCCGTAATGCAGTCACAAATGCTTGGGAATCTGTAAAAGAAGCAGTAAGTACCGCCATTGAAGCAATCAAAGGATTCTTCACAGGTTTAGTTGATTCAATCAAACAGGCTTGGGAGAACATCAAAACGGCAATATCTGAAAAGATAGATGCCATAAAAGAAACAGTAACCAACGTGTTTACTGCAATAGCTGATACTGTAAGTGCAGTGTGGGAAACAATCAAGAATGCGGTGCAAGTTGCCATAATGTTTATTGGTGAAATCATCAGTGCTGCATTTCAGATCATCACAATGCCTTGGATGTTTATATGGGAAAACTGCAAGGAATATATCATTGCAGCTTGGGAGTTTATCAAGAACGCTGTATCAACAGCCCTTGATGCAATCTCAACCACCATCAGCAATATTTGGAATGCTATTGTTGGATTCCTGATCCCAATTTTGGAAGGTATCAAGAATACATTTACAACTGTATGGAATGCGATAAAATCAACCATTTCTACAGTGCTGAACGCAATTCAGACTACGATTACAAATATTTGGAATGCAATCAAAACGACTGTAACCAATGTAATCAATTCGATTAAGTCAGTAATCAGCAGTGTGTTCAACGCAATTAAGTCTACTATTTCAAGTATACTGAACAGCATTAAATCAACCTTTACAAGTGTTTGGAACAGTATCAAGTCAACGGTATCTAATGTGATCAACGGTGTGAAGTCCACTATTTCAAGTGGTCTGAATGCTGCCAAATCTACGGTGAGCGGTGTACTGAATAGCATTAAGGCGGTTTTTTCAAATGTGTGGAATGGGTGCAAATCTGTTGTATCGAATGCGATTAATCACATAAAATCAATCATGCATTTTTCATGGTCATTACCACATTTGAAACTTCCTCATATTTCAATCAGTGGTTCTTTCAGTCTGAAACCGCCAAGTGTACCGCACTTTGGGATTGAATGGTACAAAAAGGCAATGGATGATGGTATGATCTTGAATCAGCCGACTATTTTCGGTTACAATGCGAAATCTAACAGGTTCCTTGCTGGTGGTGAAGCCGGAAGTGAAACAGTAGTTGGTACACAGAACTTGATGGACATGATTCAGGAAGCTGTGAATAACAGCGGAAACAGGGATGACGGAGCAATCCAGGCATTGCTAGAAGCCATCTATAATTGGATGCGTAACGGAGGACTGTACACACTGTTAATTGATGCACTGACGAATGGTGTAGAAGTTGAATTTGATAACAGAGAAATTGCAAGGTTGGTGAAAAAATATGCTTGATATAGCAAAATACGTGAACCATCTGAACCAAAGTATTGACTTTGGTTCGTGTGGTATTTTTATTACATCTTCTGAATTAAGGGATTATGAATGGAAATATGATACGGATTATGACGAGATTACCAACTTTCATAAAGGTGTCAAGGAAAAGAAAATGAAGATCATCATTTCGGCATCTTCCGAGGAAGAGGGGATTGCAAAAAGAAATGCTATCTTCCAGATCTTTGAATCTGATATTCTTGCGGAACAGTCGGGAAGACTGTATCAGGACGGCTATTACCTTAATTGCTATATCGTAGCATCGAAGAAAGCAAAGTGGTATCTGACAAAACGGTATCTGGAGATTGAAGTTACCATTGCGACCGATCAGCCGGACTGGGTGCAGGAGAGAGAATTTAATTTCCTGAAGACAGAAGGAACAACCGTTGAAATGGACAATCTGAAGAAATATCCATACAAATACGGATATTATTATTTGAATCAGGTATCATCATCTTCAATCAATAATGTCAGTATCACGGAATCAGATTTTATGCTGCGGATATACGGTTCCGTATCAAAACCGCTTGTGAAGATTGGAGACAACACCTATCAGGTCAATGTATCGCTGAATGCCGGTGAACGATTGGAGATTGATTCCCGGAGAAAAACGGTAAAGCTGATACATACTGACGGGTATACAGAAAATGTTCTCTGGTCGGCGGCAAAAGAGTATTACATATTTGAGAAGATTGCGTCCGGTACACAGATTATTGCGTGGAATGGCAGTTTTTCATTTGACCTGATTCTCATTGACAAAAGGAGTGAACCATTGTGGAAGTAATGTACACAGACGTAAACAGGCTTCCACAAGGGAGCCTTGAAAAATATTCCGTTGATCTGGAACTCGGAGGCAATAATGACTTTGAGCTTCAAATGAATGTGAAAAATCACTGCATGAGTGCCGGATGCATCTGGTATGTAAAAGACGAAGAATACGGCGGTATTGTGGATGATGTAAAAGTCGACACAGAAAAATCAAAGGTATATTATTCCGGAAGAAGTTGGCGTGGTGTTCTGGAAAAGAAAGTGATCCGACCGGACACCGGAAAAGATTACCTGACAGTATCCGGTGATGTACATGATATTCTTGCATTGCTGATAAAGCGGTGTGATCTGGTAGATATGTTTGCTGTTCCGGATACGTCTTCCGGAATACAGATAAGCAATTATCAATTCCCGAGATACATCGATGCTTATTCAGGCATTGTAAAAATGCTGTCTTCTGTTGGGGCAAAGCTGAAAATAATTTACAACGACAAGGATTCTTGTGTGAATATATCAGCTGTCCAGATCGAAGATCTGTCAGAGAAATATGAGTATTCCGATGACTACGGAATGAAGATCATAATCGAAAAGAAAACCGGAGGGGTAAATCATCTGATCTGTCTTGGAGTTGGCGAATTGGCAGCCAGAACAGTGATTGATTTGTATGTAGATAAGACAGGAGAGATCAGTGAAAAACAGTCATATTTTGGAGAATATGAGATTGCAGAAACATATGATTATGGAAATTCTGAATCTGCTGCAGAGCTGAAAGAAAAAGGAATTGAACATCTGAAGGAACTGAAAAGTTCGGATTCTGTCTCAGCATCATTCGGTAAATTGGATGTAGATATCGGTGATATTGTTGGTGGAAGAAACCGGGCGACAGGAATTGTTCTGAAAGAACCGGTTACGCAGGAAATTGTAAAAATAAAAAATGGCATAGAAACTATAACATATAAGGTTGGTGAGGAATAACAATGGCAACAAATTATTTAGATACAGGAGATACAGGACGTGCAGTTAGTGCAGAATCTGACGGTGCACTATTTGCCGGGATTTTTGGAAGTGCAAAATATGTATTAGAAAACGGCAGCCAGTTCAAGGCAGAGGTACAGTCCAATAACATTGTAAAAATCTCCGATGGTGATGCAGTCATGTACGGACGACACGTAAGGATCCCGGCGAATGATAGCGCACTGGTGACTATTAACAATGGACATTCTGGAACGAACAGGATTGATCTGATCGTGTTCCGGTACACAAAGGATAGCACCGGAAAAGAAACGGTTGATCTGGTTGTGATCCATGGAGAAGATTCTACCGGAACAGCTACAGCACCGACGGCGGTGGATGGAAATATACTGACCGGTGCAATGCAGTCAGACTTTCCTCTGTATACCGTGGAACTGAATGGAATCAACATTGTAAAGGTAAATCCACTGTTCAATGTGATCGGTAATATCAGCAAGTTAAAAGAAGAGCTTACTGAATTAAATAGCAATTTAACCAAAACTAACACTGTTTTAGAGAACAGGAAACCAATAATCGTTGATTCAACTGCGCAAGGAACAGTAAATTTGGATACCAATAGCTTTTTGAAAGCTGGCATTACATATGCCTTTATCGTTACAGTTTCCTCCAATATCAGCAGTGAAAGCTATAAACAGGAAATCAATTGTGCATTAAACAATGTAAATATGGGAAATAACGGAAACTATTACAGACTTACCTCTACATTTGCAGGTAAATGCACTAAAGGCGATAAGATTCAAATTACATCATATAAAAATGGTGGATCTTGGAACGGTTTTGCGACAAGAGCTATTTTTATACCAGTTAGCTAAAATAAGTAAATAAACTTATTTATTTACACTCGGCATTAGTCGGGTGTTTTTGTTATGCGCTTTTATATATGTAACTTTATCAATCCCTCTAAAAAGAAGAAAGGGGCAAACAGAAAAATGAAAATCACATTCAATGATGGTCAGGAACTGCAGATCCAGCAGGTCACTGAGCAGACGGATGGCGCACTTCTGATCAAGACCATTTCAGCACACGAGGATCAGCTGAAGACTTTATTCTCTGATCAGACAACAACTAAGAGAATGTCTGTGAGCGAACGAGATGCAGATACCGTTGTGTATGAAAATTACACGAAGCTTGATGCAATCGTGAAGTACACGGCCGGCATCCTTGGTGTGCTGATGTACCGGGAAGGAGAAGATCCGGACAGCCGGATAGCAGCTCTGGAGACACGACTTAAAAAAGCGGAGGAGGAAAATGAAATGCTCAAAGGATGCATTCTGGAAATGTCTGAAACGGTATATCAGTAAAACGATAATTGTATTAACCATTTTATTCATATTATTACAAATTTCAGGAGGAAAAGAAATGATGGCAATGTTATGGGCACAGCAGATCATGTTAGGAAAGAAAACTTATTCACAGGTACCGAGACTTTTAAAGGACAAGGTAAAAGAGATCCTGATTGATTCCGGAACAGAAGAACTTGTAACAGAGGAGCAGTAGTATGGACAATATGCGTATCTGTAAAATTAGATTCCAGATACGCATATAAGGGAACTATCGGACAGGCACTATCTAAAATTGAAGCAATAAGCAATAATTAGGAGGAATGAATATGAAAAAAAGAAGAAAATTAGCAGCTATCATCTGCGCACTTACACTGGCACTTTCCAGTGCTGTACCGGTGTCGGCTTGTACTCCACCGTTAAAAACACCATCTGTTGAAGTTCCAGACATCAATTTTCAGCCTGATGGTGCTTTAAAAGAAGCCATCAGCAATGCTGCGAAAAACTGGATTTTGAAATGCATCCTCGGTACTCCGACAGTGGAGTATGCATCATATTACAAGAGCACATCGAGGTATTTTAACTACAGCTACGTGGCGGTCAAATGGTCAGAGGTCGAAAACGCAACATCTTATAAAGTGCGTATCACAAAAACTGACGGAACATGGGAAGAATACGATACGACTTATACAGCATTTTACTCTACCAATTACACAGATGATTTTATTGCAAATGGTATGGACGGAGCAACCGTTAAAGTGAAAGCATATGGAGATGAGGATAAGTTTAGTTTGTGGTCAGAAGAATATACAATTACAAACAATGGTTCATTTTATTAAAAGGGGTGTGAAGAATAATGGCAAATATACAGTCATATCTTGATCAGATTGCCAATGCTGTATACGGTGAAGAAATCAGATCATCAATTATCAATAGTTTGCAGAAAGTCAATGATGATAATGATTCTTATGCTGATCTGAAAAAGGAAGTAATTGCTGCAAGAGATGACATCAATGATCAGGTAGATCAGTTTGATAAGAAGATGGAAGTTGCATCTGAAATATCAAAGAAACTTGAAGAGGATACAGCATCAGGAAATCAGACTCATTCAGATCTGACAAATTCAATTACCACAGCACAGAGTGAGAGAAGCAAGTTAGAATCTGCTTATGAGAATGTGGGAAAGGTTGTAGAATCGGCAAATGAGAAAAAGGATGCTCTTGACGCATCTTTATCCTCAGCTAATACAGCGAAGACAAATCTTGATGGCTCTGTGACTACAGCAACCACAACAGAGAAGAGTCTTGATGAAACCATTCAGACAAGTGAACAGAGGAAGAAAAATCTTGATTCTTCTATAACATCCGCTAATAAGATTTTTTCTAACCTTAATGATGCAATCACAAGTGCTAATAATGCAAAAAGTAATCTGACTCAGGTAACTGATTCCGCAGATAGTGCTAAGACTGCATTGGATGAGTCTACAGAGACGGCAGGAACGGTTCAGGAGACTCTGAGTGTGACTGTGAATCAAGCGGGTGCATTGGACACTTCTCTTGGTGAGGAGATTGAAACTGGGACACAGCTCAAGACAGACATTGCAGCATCTGGCGAGAAAGCAGTCCAAGATATTCAGACAGCCGGAAGTGAGTATCTGGGTAAGATGCAGGCAGTAGCAGAAGCGTTCACAGCCGATCGGGAGCAGATTGCGACCAATAAAGAGGATATTGGTTCGCTAAAGGAAGATTTAGCGTATAAAATCAATTCACGATTAACTCCTGTACAATTTGAAACGGTTTTAGGCTATTATGGCGCAAACGGATTTGTTACAGGAAAAAAAGAATGGGGAGCACGTTTGATGCGTGTTCAATGTAAAAAAGGCGATAAGTATTTATATCACGGATATTGCGACGTTACTTATGGTGTGGCTTTTCTCGATTCTGACTTTGGTATCATTCAACTAATCAGCGTTCCAAAAAATAAAGAATTTGAAATGGACGTTAATGCAATGGATGGCGCTTCATATATTGATTTTTATTCAGGAAATATTTCCATGAAAACCTATGTTTTGAAATACAACAGGGAAGATACAATCAATAATGACGTGGGAAAAATTTTTGTAGATGCATCGTCACAGTTCATCGAAACTGACAATAAATATTTTTCGCCTCTTAAGGAAGAACTTGTCTATGGCGCTAATATGAAATTAAAAGAGATAACACCAGAAAATGATGCGGTTTTTAAATTCTCTTTTACACAAAATCAGGCTGCGACAGCATATGTAGATGATTTTTGTATCGTAACATCTAACAATTATGTTTCTGGCTCGGAAGTGTTCCACGAAAATATTATCGTATTCGTTCCGAAAGGAAAGACACTAAGAATCAATGATTTTAATTCCAATGTATATGTTTCAAAATTTGAAAAATTAGTTCCTATCACAGAGGAATATATCAACGAAAAAACCGGATTACCTTATATAGTCGTAGCGTCGAGTGAAGCCCCAACTGCAATAAAAGCAGTATGCCAGTTTATTTGTGATGGAACGGATGATAATATTGAAATTCAAAATGCAATAAATTCACTGGGTTCTGCAGGTGGCAAAGTATTTTTGACGAAAGGAAAGTTTTTCATATCTGCTCCGATTGACACAGGTGATACTCTTGTAGAACTGTGTGGTGAGGGAGCATTGCTTGATTTACATGAAGATACATTAAATTCCAATATTAGAGGTGGTACAATTCTTCAAGCAGTTGGGAATACAGACCTCGTTCATATCGGCGGTGCAAAAGGAACTACTGTACATGATATTTCGTTCTTTGGCTATGGTAGAAACAAAGTTGACAACACAAGCTATGGAATCAAATTTACTGGATATGCAGATACAGATAGAATTTATAATTGTGGATTTACGAATTGCGCCGTTGCGATTGGGTCAGACATTGTGACAGACGTTGTATATATTCATAATCTATCTGTTCAAAGAAATAAAATTGGAATTAAGCTGTATCGCACAAATGCAGAAATTCATGATTGTTTGTTCTGCGAAAATATTGGAGCTGAAACTGTTGTGTGGGATAATACCGCATACGATATCAACTGCGCTGATGTCTGCGTAAAGGACGGTGGCAGTAAAATCTACAATAACACATTTAGAAGAAGTGGTATGTGCTATGATATTTACAACGTATATGGCAATGAGAGCAAGCTAGAGTCAGATGCTGTAAATCCTATATCATCTGTGGTATTACTTGGTGTGGCAAAGATACTTTCTAACTATTTTTACGACCAAATTTATGCAAATTGCGTAAGGGTTATGAGTAAACCGGATTTTATATACATCGAAGGAAACTCTTTTACAAAATGGGGAAGAGCAGAATTAGAAGACGAAAGTAAAAAAGCGGCTATTTGTTTTGAAAAGGGTAGCGTTCTTGGAACTATAATGAATAATAGATTTTATAGCGATAGCAACACTCAGAAATTTACCGATAAATATGCAATATACGAAGTAAGCATCGGGAATGATGATAATTATTGGTCTTATAGTAATACTTATGCAAATAATTTTATTGGAAATTTAACAGGGGAAACTGATAACAAATGTGTTATTGTGGGCACATCAGTTAACAATAAATTTATCAATAACATAATAGCAGAAAAATATAAAGGCACTGCTATCGTTAACTAAAGGAAGCTTTAGTTAACTAGATGAATCGGAAAATTTATTTGCAAAAAAAAAACACCAAATAATTAAAATTTGTTACAATCAAAAGCGTAAAGAAAATTTTATGATATAATATATCTAAAATTAAATATGGAACAATAAAAAGCGGAGCCGAACTCCAGCCTACCAAGCAAAAAAGTTCGACTCCTACACCACAAAGGGTATGGGCATATTATAGCATATATCCCTCCCTTTGTGTACACAAAATGGAGGGCTTTTTATGCGCGAACGATTTGTGAACGAATTTCTGATCAAGATCGAAGGGAAAATTTCTGATGATGATCTGAAGATTGTGTACCAGCAGTTAACCATATTCGTAGGAGAGTATGAGATTTCTCCGAGAAATACAGAAGTGGTATTGTATGAGGGATATCTTCCGGAATGCTATAAGATTTTCTTTGTTACCAGGAAAATTGAAGGAATGAGTATGAAGTCGTTGGAATTGTATAATATGGTTCTGAGAGATTTCTTTTACCAGGTTAATAAGCCGTTTGAAGAAATTACAACCAATGATATCCGGTTATACCTGTACAATACACAGCAGACAAGAAAGATATGCAATTCCACACTGGATGGAAGAAGAACGATAATACATGTATTCTGTGAATGGGCGGCCAACGAAGGGTACATAGGAAGCAATCCATGCAGAAATATACGGCCAATCAAATATGAAAGACCGAAGAGAAAGCCACTTACCGGAATTGAGTTAGAAATGGTGAGAAATGCATGTAAGACGCTGAAGGACAAGGCTATAATAGAAATGTTCTACAGCACAGGGTGCCGAGTGACAGAACTGGAACGGTTAAACATAGAAGATGTAGATTTTGTAAGAAAAGAAGTATCTCTCTTTGGGAAGGGGGACAAACATAGAACCTCTTATTTGAACGCAAAAGCAGAGCTTGCACTTAGAAACTACTTGGCATCAAGGGACGACAATAATCCGGCGCTGTTTGTGTCCGATCGTCGGCCACATGGTCGTATGAAGAAAGAAGCTATAGAAAAGAGAGTAAGAAAATTAGGAGAAGCTTCAGGAATTGGAAGAAGGATGTATCCGCATCTGATCCGGCACACGACAGCAACAGACGGATTGGAAAGAGGAATGCCAGTAGAAGAGGTGCAGCAGATTCTGGGACATGTTAATATCGGAACTACCATGATTTACGCAGAAGTTTGTAAGGAAAATGTAAAAAATAGTCATAGAAAATGTATTGTGTAAGAGCGGGATGACCGCTCTTATTTTATATTCCCGTCCGGTTTGTCCGGGGAATGGAGTGGTAATAATGAGAGAGATTAGAGCAAGACCTTAACGGGTCTTATTTTATTACATAGAATAAGAAAGAGAGATAGATGCAGTGAAAGAATTTTTGATGCAGACATATACGCTGATTCTTCCTATTGTG